CTATACCGTCAAGCTTTGTTTTATCTCCGTTTGCAAATGCTCCCTCAGATGGTGGTTGTTGTGCGCTATCGGCTTTTGTTCCTTGTGCGGCAGTAGCATAATCTGAAGAGTCAAACGCCTTAACCTGAGATAAGTTTGTGACTTCAGAGTCCATCAATGCACCAGCAGAGGTAACATTAGTAGTGTCAGTAACGTCTGCACTAGCTTCTATACCATCCAGTTTGCTATGGTCTGCTGTAGTAAAGTTTTCATCTGTCTGTGACGCTATTACGAAATCTAGGGTTCCGTCAGCGTCTTGATAGGTTACAGTGATACCTGTCTCAGTATTACCAGTAACCATACCTCCGACAAAATCTTCTACCTGTTCTTCTGTTAAGGTAGATCCTCCTCCGCCCCTAAACTCACCAGCGTCTACCTTTTTAAGTTGTGAATCTGTAGCATCCCAAATTAATAAATAATCTGAATCTGTACTAGTTACTTCAGTTCTACTATTAATTAAATCAGGATTGACATTTAATTCTGTACTTGCTAGTGATAGTCCTGTTCCTGCTGTATACTCTGTATTGGTATCTGTAACAGTTTCTGTTTCTGTAGTTATGCCTGTTACGTGACCATTACTATCTAATAAAATATCTTGAATATAAGTTCTTCCACTATTATCAGAAGAAGAAGCAGCTGATGCTATAGTGGGATGAGAAGTTAAATAGTTTTGTAAGTCTACTATCTGAGATTCTGTAAGTCGTAAAGCTCCGGAATGTTGAACTACAGAACTTTCTGTAATATTACTGTCTGGGACATTTGCCCATGTAACTGCTGAAGATAAATCATTTGTTTCAGTAAATGATGTGAGATAAGTTTGTAGATCTACTATTTGAGACTCTTTAATTTGTAAAGAACCTGTATGTTGAACCACAGAGCTTGCTGTGATATTAGTATCAGGAACGTTAGCCCATGTTACTGCTGAAGATAGATCATTTGTCTCAGTAAAAGATGTTAAATAATTTTGTAAATCTACTATTTGAGATTCTGTAAGCCTTAATGCTCCACTATGTTGAATAACAGAGCTTTCAGTAATATTAGCATCTGGAACATTAACCCAAGTAACAGATGAAGACAGATCATTAGTTTCCGTAACAGCACCGGACTCTGTAGCTGTACTAATACCTATCACATGACCATTGCCATCAAGCAAAACATCTTGAATATATGTACGACCACTATTATCTGATGAACTTGCTGCTGATATATTAGGATGAGATTGTAAATAATTTAATCCACTACCTATAGGATTTAGATTATCCCATGCTGTGGTTCCATCTCCTACTTTTAAAATATTATTAGTAGTATCAAATCCTGGTTCACCCTCTGCTAATACAGGATTACTACTCCAATCATCCCCTCTTCTTAATTTAATTACATTATTAACTGGCATAGTGTTTATCCTATATTATATAATTACGGAGAACCACCATCAATTACGACATGGTAAAGATTCAAAGGGTTGCTTGTTCCACTACCAGCAATACTAGCCATTCCACTAAGAGCAACAGGCATATTATTAGATATATAATTACTTAACCCAATAACATCACTCGCATACGCTACAGTACTAGTAAATCCAGAATTAATCTCTAAACTTTTTTCACTAGTATTTTCAATAGACACATTATGAACATGATCTGTAATAGTTGTAGTTATATCTACAAATTCTCTTGATTGAGATATTTCTATAGTAGGAGAGCCCATTATGTACACTCCAAAAGATCTGTAGATTTGCTAAATCTCTTAACCACAGTAACAGTTCCATATAACAGTCTAATTACTTGCTTGCCTCCGCCTGAATATAAATCATCATCACTCCTAAGTTCCAAATCATATTTTGCTGTATTAAAAGCAAAATTATTAGTTGTTTCGGCTGGTAATAAAAATGTCAATTTCCCCAAACTTGGTTCTAATGTAAACTTATAAGTACTATAATTAACATTTTCAGTAGTAAAATTTTGAATAGCATTAGTATTAGTTTTCCAGGTTATCCTGGCGCACCAGCCTGTCAAATCAATAGCATTACCACTATCGTCTTTATATACTAAAGACAACGAAAAAGAAGATCCTTGTTCGATTTGGAAGTCATATTTACTTGCTGACATACAATAAGACCTTCTAAAATAGGCGAGGAATAGATATATAGATATACACCTGCATGATGCACATTATATAAAAAGAAAGGCCAGTAAAAAAATACTGGCCCTTCTAATTAAATATAAATCAACAATCTATTATAGAGAGCCAATAAGGACCCTACGATTGTCTAGAACAGCAAAGCCAAGCTCAGCCCATCCGTAGAAGCCAGCTCTCTTCTGACGATGTAAGCTATCGTCTTCAAAGATTTGAACCTCTTGACGAACTGGCATGATGAAGCTGTCTCGTTTGCGTAGGTCTAAACCAACTACAACCTCAGTATCACCAGAAGGTAAGGAAGCAGAAAGACTATCTGTATAGAATTTCTGATACTGCTGACCAACGCCAAGCTCATCGAGATCATGAAGATTAACACCGAAAATTCTATTCAAACTACCATCAGCAGCTGTATAGATTTCTCTACGAGTAACTTCATCAACCTGATCAACGCCCCAGTTGCGAATGTCTTCCATTGCTTCTGGAGAAACGTAAAGGTCAGTAAGAGCGCCACGATTATTACTTGAGCTGTTACCACCGCCATTACGACGCATAACAGTCTTCATTAAGCTTACCAATCTCTTCGTGAATTGGCTAGCATTTGCATCACTATCATAAACAACGATATTGCGATCAACACCAGCTGCTAAAAGCGTGTGCCAACCATCGTCATTCATCTTTTTAACAAAAGAAGCTTCGAGAACTTCCATTGCTCTGCCTACAACATCCCAACGAGCATCACGAGCATACTTTAAGAGATAGTCAATGCTGGAGCCGACATCATAGGTAGGAACCATGACGTAATCGCCTTCAACATGACGCTCTGGAATATATCCGTGATTAGGAATGGTATAAGCGACAAACTCTTTTTCATTTCCAGGTGCTAAAAAGTCAAGAGGAAATTCTGGAGTAGCACTTTGAGCTAGAGAAACTGGCTCAAAAATACCATTCAATACATCTCCACTTAAAACACCCTGTCTGAGAGGTAATTCTAAAGCCTTTGCAAATTCTGCATTTGCAGCTAGAGAAGTTTCTCTGTTGGATGAACCAGACTTAACTAAAAGCTCAGTTAATTCTGGTGTAGGTTGAAATCTTTCTTTACTATTATCTAACATTTGTGGTTCTCCCTTTGTATAAATTAGGCGACGTTGACTGCTACTTTTGCATAACCATCGGCATCTTTTGAACTCAAAAATCTGCCGATTCTATAGTACCCATCTTCAGTATCGGAATCTGTTGGGGCTGTGGCAGAAACATTGCCGTTAGCTCCAACATAAGCTGGATCACCAGCTGCTGGCGTTCCCGTTACGTTAGATGTGGTTACCTGACCAACCTGTAGCAAAGTAACTTTGCCACCTTTTTGTACTTCGTCTTTATGCCAGTTGATATGTTGTCTAGTAAGATCAAGATCAACGACATCGTTTAATAAAACTCCGACTGGTTTGCAACCGCTTGCAGTCGATGCATAACTTACGACAGCTGCAGAGTCGTCCATGGACACCCCTGAACCACCGCCTGAAACAGATGCAACACCACCCCTAGTGGCTGTTGCACTCATGAAAAAAGAAACATCGGTTTGTAATTCGATACGATCTGGTTTTAGAGCCATTTGTTTATCTCCCTTAAAAAAGATACTATTTGGTTGATGTGTTAAGTCTACTACGAACAAAATCTACTAAAGCTGCTCTGGTGGAATCTTCTTCAGATTCAACTTCGCTGCCAATGCCAAGATTAACTTCTTCTTCTACCTCAACTTCGTCGAGAATTTCGGCGTCAGCAATTACTTCTGATGCTTTATCTTTCTCTTCTTTTTTCTTCTTTTCTTCTAAAGCTTCTTTAAGAGCTGGAGGCATTCCTGCATCAGCATCGTCTTCAGCTTTTTTCTCTTCTTTTTTCTCTTTCTTAGACATACCAGCTAATAAAGCAGTCATGTCTTCAAAAGACTCGTCGCTCAAATGTTCAAATTTATCTGCGGTAGACCCAACTGTTTCGTTATCAAGACCAGCTTCTACTAAAGATGCCATTCTCTTGGCTTTCTTTTCTTTCTTCATCATCTCGTCTTCTTTGGCCTTGTAGCCTGCAACAACTTCGTTAGCAGCTTCGATATCAGTAACATGCTTAGCAATTACTTCTTCTCTAGATGCTAGTTCGGTTTCTTTTGCTGCGATGGCTTCATCTTTTTGTACGATCTCTTCATCTCTTTGTGCGATGACGCTATCTTTTTCCGAAATGGTTGTATTCAATTCGGCAATAATAGTCTCTTTGGCTTCAACAGCTGCTGCTAGTTCTGCCTTAGCGCCAGCCTCTGTCTGAGCAAGCTGTGTCTTCAGCTCAACGTTAGCTGATTGTAGCTCCTCATGGCTAAATTTAGCCTCTAACTTAGTTTTGATGTCTGCGATATCATTTTCTAAACTCATAGTATTTATCTCCGATTCAGATTGAGTACTGGACTGTGTAGTTAATACACCTGTTTTATTAAAATCGTTAATTTTTTCTTCTGGTTCCAAAATATTTTCTTGTGATTTGATTAGACTCTTATTAAATATTATACTATCTTCATTAGCTGGTTTGTCAACAAACCCCTTGCCGCTAAAGGTAATATTTCTTAAAACTCTACCAATTTTATAATTTTCATGTTCACCGACTCCGCCATAAGCTCTTAGATATTTGGTTAAATATGCTGTATTTTCATCTCTAGCTAAAACCTTATAACTGCCTGTTGTTTGGTCTTCAACTCCATAATCAAAGCCTTTAAAGAAACATTCCATGCTAACATATTTAGTTCCATTTTCAATTTCAGCAATAAGATTTTCGGCTCTTTCTTTTAATTCCGGATTGCTAAAACCTCTGTATATTACTGAGCCTGTTAATATATGATATTTCTCTGGCAAATCATTCATATCTATGCCTTCTTCTAAAACTTCTCCGTTTTCAGAAATTGGCCAATTTGAAGTGATATGTCCGATAATTAAATTTTCATCATGTTCTAAATTAGTAGGTTTATCCTCTGGAGTATTTTTAGCTGCCCATACTTCTGATTTTTCAAAAATGTCGTCATTTTTATTCCACGATGAGGATACTAAAATAGATTGCACATAATAAAGATCTGCGTCGTCATAAGAAGCAGTTGTTTTAATGTCTTTAATTTCTTCTTTTTTTGAAACTTCCGTACAAGGCTCGGCCATACTTGAATATGCGATACAAGCAGAACTTTTTATTTGTTCTTGTAAACCGTCTTTGATTTCTTGGTCAAAAATATTCATTAATAAACTCCATTATTCTTCAGAAAATACAGATGCATAAAAAGAAGATTTAGCGTATTTAGTTTCGTCAACAGTTAGATCTCTATCTATCTCAGATTGTAATACTTTAAACCATTCGTAGTATCTATACACGATGTCATTCTGTTTATTGACATTTTCTAATATACCGTCTATATAGTTTTTATCTATTTTGCAGAAAGGTTGTGAATTAAATAGGGCTGATGTCTTTACCTGCTCTAAAAGCGATGTTTGTTCTTTCGATAAACTTCTAAGATTTTTCTTATTAAAGTACTCCAATATAATTGGGTTTATCGTTTCGCTTATTTTCTCTTGGGTTTCGTTAGCCCAGAGCGTTAATTTAGCTCCTGTTTGAGGGGCAAATTTTTTGGTCTTCCTTTTATTCTGATCTTTAGAAAGTTTTGGACGCCCTTCACCAGGTTGCCCAGGCAACGATTCCGAAGACGGATCGTTAGCCAACTTCGTGGATTTTTTAGGTTCTTCCATCTTCATTTCCATCGCTGTTTTTTCTCCATTTTTCTTAGTGTTGAGTTCTAGGTTCAACTCACCTGGAGTAACCATCCCTAACTGCAAAAGAGTTTTCTTAAGAGCATTTTCAAATTCTGGATCATGCCACGGACTAGCTTTTTTAACCATTCTTCCTGTTTTCCTTGCTCTTGTTTCTCTATTTAGTCTTGTTTTTTCCATTTCTGGATCAAAACCAAAACGTTTCTGGATAATTTCGTCGCTTATAATATTTCTGTCGACCAGCTGTATTAGTAAAGACTTTTCTGCTTCTTCGTTTGATAAGTCCATTCTGTCAAATTCTAAACGAGCTGGCTTTCGGAAACCCATGGCTTTTTGTACTGCTATTATCTCTTTATTCCAAAAATCGCTCAACACATCCCTACCGTACTGTAGTCTCTGTGTTAATGTTTTTAAACTAATAAAGTTATTGGTGGTGCCAGCAGCTCCAAATGTTCCAGTTAAAGTAGGAGGAATACCTAGCCCTGCGTAAATACTATTTAAATGAGGTACATATTTACCTTCTCCTAGAAACTGATGTACATTAGTGTTGCTTTCTAATAGCTCAATATCTGGACCCCAAACCAAATCCATAGTACCTCCACCAACATTATTACCTAAAATACTTGCTAGTTTAGCTGTTGCTGCTTTGGTAGGAGCTATTTTATGTTCTAGACTTCCTAACTTAAAAATTCTTATATTAGAGATAGCACCATCTAAAGCTGCCATATCTGCTAATTTTAGTTTTTCGATTACGTTAATATCATCCATTATCGCGTAAATCATAGGAAAAGCAAAACTTTGCCAGTCATCTTTTTTATAATGATAGACTATTGTTTTCTCTGGATTTAAATGAAAGGGTTTCTTCTCCTTAGCCGCTAAGATAATAGCTTCAGGTAAATCAGCAATGATTTGTTTGTCAGCGTCTGTTTTAGGGCTATTTATTAATTTTCTCAGATGGGCGGGTAGAGACAATTGATAGTGTTTGTTGTGAACAAAAGAAGCTAGTGCTCCCGAAGCCACATCTACATAAACAGGATCAATAAATGTATATATCCAAGGTATTTCTTTTCTTTCTGGAGATACTTCTTCGATATTTGTAAGCAATAAGTCTGGTCTAGCTGCAGCCTTATACATCGTATCAATAGCGTTTTTGCCAATCTTTGCGGTTTGTTTATTGATGACGATATTACCAGTTTTATATAAATTATTTAAAAATCTTTCGCTTCTGTCTTTACCTGCAACTTTATCAAACCATTTTTGATAAAATCTTTCGATCTTTTTATTGGTATGTATTAACCTAATTCCTTGAACACCAAAATCGGCCATTAAATCAATTACATTTTTTACTAAGCCAATTCTGTGATAAACATCTTCAGCCCTACGCATGATTAACTTAATATTGTTTCTTGGTACAGCTTCGTCAGGACGAAAGAAATCATAGTCTGTTCTTGTGAAACCAGGTCTGCCTCCGGTTCTGCCATCTAGATTAGAGTAATCTAAACTGGATCGTCTGCCCGCAGAGCTTCTTTCTATTAGAGTACATTCCTCTAAAGACTCGGAAGCTTTAGACATAGCTTCTTTTCTACTAGCTATATCATCGCCCCAGACGACATAAGCCTCTTCTATTTGATCTTTACCATTTGCTAATTCTTCACCACTGTTGTATTTTTTTTTGGCCATATTCTTTAATTCTATTGTATTAGTATTGCAATTTAATTACTTTTTGTAATTACACTATTCTCTGTATATTCCTGTATAAATATCTTCATTGGCTCCTTCTGTGAACCATTCGGGTCCTCGATACATCTGTCCATCTTTCCCTGTTATGTCTCTTAAATTGCCTCCTATGACATCATAATCAACTGGTTTTAGTCCTTTGTGGAATTTTCTAGCTATAGCGTTAGCGATAATTAATGCGCTATATCTATCTTTTCTTAGTCTTCCTCTTTTTCCTTGCTGTAATTTGATTTCTGGAGTATCCCATCTATCTCTAGCGTTGGGTCCTTGACTAGTCTGAGACATAACAATTGTCGTTAATTCATTTTTAAGTTCTTCTATTTCCATAATACATTCACTTAAATTGTCGTGTAAATTATCAAGCTCTGAATCTAATATATCTTGACCTTCTTGATCCAAAGCTAATCCCAAAGTAAGATTATCAAATCTTGGAAACAACAAAAGTTTATCTTCTAGGTCTTTTCTTAATCCATGATTTGCAAAAGCTGTCCATTCTGCTCTAGCAAATTGCACCAATTCTAAAATATGTAAACCTGGTTGAGCGTCTGTATCTTTACTTTTGCTTTTATTATAATCGATAATAGGCCATATCAAATTTTCTCCATCTTGTAATTTAGAAGGATCATGTAAACCCTCTTCTATCGCTACTCCACCTCCCTGAGCATCCATACCTATAGTGGCTGGAGGAAAGGTCTTCATCAAATCACGAATTTTACGAACACAAAATCCATAAAAATCATGTTCTTCGACCAAACCTCTTTTTTGTCTAGCTTTAAAATTACCCCTATTTGTAGTCCACGAATATACTACTCGATTATGGTCTGGATGTATTTCTAAAATAATTATACTAAAATTGTCTTTTTCACTAGCTGGATCAATTCCATACACATATTGATTATTTGTATTTCCTTTTACCACTGCATCAAAAACAATTTCTCTTTCACCTATCTTTATAGGATTTTTTTCTGAAACAACACAGCCTTCTATCAAACTTCTCTTAAAGAACCCTTCGCTGTCTGTAACAAAACAAGCTGCGTATTCCATATTATAAATCGCTGTGTGAATAGTGGCTTTTGCCCTAGCTACTTGTTTATCATCCATAAAACCTTTAGGTATAAGTTCATAGGGAATTCTTATAATGCTATAATCTTGCCAATTAAAATTATCAGGAACTTCTCCTTGAAATAATTCTTGCAACTTTTCTATATCTCCCTTACTTTCCACGATACCCTTATAGCGATTCCAATATTTTGAGAAGTGCTTAAAGCCATAGTCTGCTGTTCCAGAAATAATCGCTTGATTACCCATTTTAGTATGCAAGGTTTCTAAATCTTCATTCCATAAGCCTGCCTCTTTCAAAGCTTTCTTTTTAGCTTGCTCCTTTACATTTTCTATAGGCGTAGCACTAACAGCCGCGAAGCCAGCAACAACAGTTTCATAAATATCAGGACTGATAGAAGCAAATTCGTCAGCAATAATAATATGAGCTCTTAAGCCTCTAATTTTAGAACCATCACCCATAGGTATTGCTATAGCCCAGCTGTCGCCTAGTCTCATTGTACATCTATCGACATCTCTTCTTGGTCCGTCATCATTACCAGAAAATATACTTCTAAGTACTGGACTAGTTCTCCATATGGTTTCCATATACTCAAAAATAATTTTACTCTGTCTAAAAGCTGCACCTACGATAACAATCTTAGTACCTGGATAAAACATGCACCTTAACACAGAATATAGAGCCAAAAGAAAGGATTTACCCCAACCACGACTAGCTATATACATAGGGAACGGTCTTAACGAAAATTCTTGGAGAATCATCATCTGTATTGGATGTAACTCAATATTGAATAACAATTTACAAGTAGAACCAACGTATTCAGGATCCCTCATTAATCTCATCAGATGTAAATCAGGATTCTCTATTTCTTTTTCTGTTCGATGAATTAATGGATTGTTAGGTATCTGTAATTTTGTTAAATCCCCTAACCCTAACCACGCACCATCAAACTCTATATTGTTATTACTCATTCTCTTTAGCTTTTTTAGCCAACATTCTTCGAGACTTAGAGATAGACCTATTAACCATCATCTTAGCTACAGTCCTAACGAAAGGAAGTTTTCGTTTAGAGCTTTCTTCTTCTAGCCAGGACAATATCGTATCCATATTATTCTCACACCAATCTGGACCTTCTGTATTCATTTGAATAGCATGTCTTCGACAGCTACAATTAGGAGTACTTTTAATTCCCATAGTGCTAATCATTCCAGACAGAATACTGCCAGGGCCATCAGGATTTTCTTCCAGAGTTTTCGGAAACATCGATCTCAGCTTTACTGCTGGATCATCACCTAACTCTGCTTTAAATCTGCCGTGAATAAAACTTTTAGTATAATCACCGGCTTTATCGTATTCGTCGCCCTGCAATAGCAGTATCCTTCCGGGAATATGTCCTACTGCTGCGAATACTGTTCTGTCAGTAGGATTATCAATATAATTAACGTACAATCTTTCTAATATCAAAGGTGGTGGATATTCAACTTTATTTGTTTGAGGATGTGTTTGAGGAGGGGGCTGTATAGTAATAGCTGTATCAAGTTCCATTTTCTGTCTCCTTGTCGTTATTATTCTTTAAATTATGTTCTAGGTAAAAAACTCTTCTAAAAATATATTCCGCAATTTGTTCAGCGTTACTGGACGAACCACAAAACATTACATTTATTCCATATTTTATATTCCAATCTAATATATTCTTTAATAAAAAATTGGGTGTGATTCTGCTTTTATCCCAAAGTCTTTTTGGTAAAGAAGAACCTATAGGATATGATAATACTTTATCCATATTAAATTCTAATAATAAAAATGAATATTTACACCGCCCCAATCTTTCTAAAGCATTCGAAAATCTAGATTCTACGATATTATTAGCGATCTCAGAAATACTCTTTTTCCTCTCAATAGTAAATATGTCTTCGAATCCCTCTATAGAATAATCCCCAGTGTCTAGCTTTCTATTAGCTACACTATGATGCTTGAAAGACCAGGGCTGCTGCTCTCTCGTATCTATTATAATTGTATAGTTAGGTTCGGCGTTTACCATTTTTTTCTTCTGTCGCTAATTTCAATAAAACAGCTTCATAATAACTTTCATTTCCAGTAATTATTTTATGATGAGTCCTACATAAAGTAATACCGTTATTAACTTCATATCTTAACCCAGGAAAATTTGCCCAAGTTTTAATATGGTGAGCGTTCAAATATTTGCTGACTGTACACCCAGGCCATTGACACTTCCACTTGTCTCTAGCGTATACTTTTTGTCTCCATTGTTTATATATAGGATCGTCATAATTACGTTTCATGTATTATATTACTCTTATTTATGTCATGATCAACCATATCCGCCACTAATTCTTCAAAATTAATTTTAGGCTTCCATCCTAAAATCTTATAAGCTTTTTGATTACTACCTAAAAGATAGTCAACTTCTGCTGGTCTATACAGAGAAGGATCAATTTGAATATGATTTTTATAGTCAAGATCTACTCTTTCAAAAGCAGCCTTAACAAAATCTAATACGCTACAAGTCCTTCCTGTGCAAATAACAAAATCATCAGGACTATCTAATTGTAACATCATATACATAGCTTCTACATAGTCCTTAGCATGACCCCAATCTCTATAAGCATTTAAATTACCTAGTTTTAATGGATCTTTTATTTTATTATTAATAAGATTAGATATATATTTAGTAATTTTTCTAGTAACAAAATTCTCACCACGACGAGGACTTTCATGATTAAATAGGATTCCACTACAACAAAATATTCCATATGCATCTCTATAAATTTGAATCATTCTGTGACTAGCTAATTTAGAAACACCATATGGACTTTGTGGTAATAGTTCTGTATTTTCATCTTGATACTTATTTCCAGTAATTTTATCTACCGTATGATTTCTACCAAACATTTCGCTGGTACTAGCTTGATAAAATTTTGTATGCATCGATGTGCTTCTTATAGCTTCTAATATATTAACGACTCCAACTGTATTAATCTCAATAGAAGTAGTAGGCTGCTTAAAACTAGTTTGCACATGACTCTGAGCCGCAAGATTATAAAACTCGTCTGGCTGATATTTATCAATTAATCTAAAAACATTTGCTGGATCAGTCAAATCAAATTCTTCCAAACTAAAACTACTATGATCTAAAATCTCAGAAACTCTAGAAAAATCTCCAGTACTCGTTCTTCTATGTAGTCCAACAACCCTATATCCTTTTTCTAACAAAAGCTCTGCTAGATAAGATCCGTCTTGTCCTGTTACTCCTGTAATTAATGCTAATTTATTCATTGTCTTTAACCACTGTTTCTGGTGTTAGAAAAGGTCGATCTATTTTCTTGTCCTCATATGTATGATAATCCTGTAAAACATCTTTAACTTTGTCTGTAGCTAATTTAAGAATCTCCATCTCTTTACCTTCTTTTTCTCTAATTTCCTCATCTTCAAGCATTCTAATTAATCCTACCCAACTGCTTTTCCCATCTTCAATTCTTTTGATTCTTTGTTCTCTTGTCGCTTTAAGATCCTTACTTATTTTTTGTTGCTCATTTAAAAGTTTGGTATATTCATTAGTGTAATTAGCTATACTGTTTCTAGCAAAACTTAATTGAGTCTCTAAATTAGCCAATCTTGGAACATCTCTGTCATCATCACTTTTTTCGTACTCTAAGTCTACTTGTTTTTGTAGTTTTTCCGTTTCTATAATATGTCTTTTCCTATCCTTCATACTTCTATTAATTAAAATATCTATTGTAATAAATTGTTTAATTTGAAGCTCTTCCGCTGGCAAAACATCTTCCCTGAACTGCTTTATTAATCCTATCCAAGTTTCTTCAAAATATTCTAATTCTCCACTAGTTTCATCAAACTGTTTTTTTATCTCTGGCCAAAATGTTTTGAAATATAACTTTTGTTTTAAACTCTGTTTATCATCAGTATTAAGAATGGTTCTTGGATTTTCTTTAATATATTTTTCTATAGGAGCTTTATTCCTGTTTAAAGATTCAGCTATTTCTAATATAGACAAATTTTCATAATTGTCTTTAATGAATTTCTGTTCCTCTAAACTTAATTGCCCTCGTTTTTTTCTTCTGCTATGTGCTTTGTCCATTGATTATTTTCCATTAATTTTAATATATATTTCTGCAATTTAATTAATTGACTTTTAGGAATTTTAACTCCATGTTTTAATTTTAAGTAATTCTCTCTAAATTCTGACTCAATATTATTATCTAAAAAATTAATAATTTCTTGATTTTGAATAAAATCCAAAGAAGCTGAAGGGTCGCAAAATATATTCTGATCCTCAATATATTTAGGTTGTACTATATTCTTTTTATTTTCATTTCGTTTTGACCAAGAAGAATATAACTGACAGCTGTATTTATCATCGTATTTTTCACATTCATTATCTGACTTTTTACATAGTTTGTCGTAAAACTCGCATTTCAGACAGGGCTTATCAGGACGTTGATAATTATTCCTCTTGTAATTAAAAAGTCTATTGCGTACATGAGTCCACAGGAAGTTCTCTAACGGCCTGCTATTATCATACTTCTCCAGACCCTCCAAAGCAAAGATAGCAGCTTGTTGCTTCATGTCGTCGAAACTGTGGTATGCAAATTTAAACTTGTGAGCCAATCTCCTGCTAATGTTATCTAAAACCAAAAGAAATTCTTTTTCACTAACATTTTTGTTAAATTTTTGCTTACTTATTTTCGTCTTCGGTATTTTCGGTGTTTTCTTCTTCAAGTTCTTCTTCATGTAATAATTCTGCTATACTTTTTCCTTCTGGAAGTTTTAAGTCTTCTATTGAATCATCAGACAGCTCGCTGACTTTCAAACATGAATTTACAAATTCTGCTTTTCTTGTAGTTACTTTCAATTTATTTTTCATCACAACTCCTTGCATAAACTTGTCAAAACAATATTATACTATTGTTTTTAGTATACCTGTCAATTATATAACACCAAAATACAAAAAAAGGAGCAAAATATGGCTACATACAAGAGATGGACAGCGACAGAAATAGAATACATTAGGGAAAACCACACCTCTTTGCCCGATGAATATCTGGCTGCTAAGCTTAGTAAAATCACAGGATCAAATATTACTACTTCTATGATTAGAAGACAAAGACGAAAGCTAAAGCTTACTAAAAGTAGAGGAAGGCCCCCTATTAATTTGCAAAAAGAAAACAGTGAAGAAGTAATTAGCACCAGCTCAGTAGATTAGGAGTATCTATGAAATGCCTAGTAACAGGATCTAATGGATTCTTAGGAACTTTTGTAACAAAGGAGCTTGAAAAAAAATACAAGAAAGATATAGAAATATTTTATCCTAGAAGCTATGAATATGATTTAATTGACCGTAATATGGTAGATGACATGTATGCTGAGTATAAGCCTAACGTTGTTATTCATTTAGCAGCAGAAGTGGGTGGAATTGGGGCTAATATGGAAAATCCAGGTCGTTTTTTCTATGCTAATGCTAGTATGGGTATTAATATGGTAGAAGGGGCTAGATTGAATAATGTGGATAAGTTTATATTTGTAAGTACTGTATGTGGATATCCTAAATATGCTAACGCTCCTTTTCTAGAAGATGAGATGTGGGATGGATATCCTGAAGAAACAAATGCTCCTTATGGAATAGCCAAAAAGGGAGTGATGGTAATGTTAGATGGATATTATAGACAGTACGGTTTAAAAAGTGCTACGTTAGTACCTACCAATTTATATGGTCCTAACGATCATTTTGATCCTAAGATTAGTCATGTTATACCAGCTCTTATTAAGAAGTTTGTAGACGCAAAAGATAATAGGGAAAAAGTGGTCAATATATGGGGAGATGGAACAGCTACTAGGGAATTCTTGTATGTAGAAGATGCTGCTAGGGGAATAGTAGCAGCAGTAGATAAGGTGAATGTTCCTACTCCTATTAATCTTGGTAGTGGTCATGAAATTAGTATTAATGATCTAGCTATAAAGATTAAAAATAATGTTGGATTTAAAGGAGATATACAATACGAAACGAATAAACCAAACGGACAGCCTAGAAGGTTTTTAGACACTCAAAGAGCAAAAGATTTGCTTGAATGGAAAGCTAAAGTTTCGTTCGATGATGGCATTAGAAATACTGTCGAATGGTTTATGAAAAACAGGATTTAATATATGTGTGGAATAATAGCTTATAAAGGCAATAAAGATGCTATAGATATACTTAGTGATGGATTATATAAATTAGAATATCGTGGATATGATAGTGTGGGGATATCTATTATAAATAACGATGGTAAACTAGAGACATATAAACAAGCTGGAAGTATAGAGGATTTACTTGTCCCAGAAGGTAAAGTAAGTTCTATGGGTATAGGTCATACTAGATGGGCTACCCATGGAAAGGCTTGTGCCAGAAATTCTCATCCTCATGTTACAGAAGATAATACTCTTTCAATTGTACATAATGGTATTATAGAAAATTATGCAGAATTAAGGGAGGGATTAGCTGATAAATATAAAATAGTGTCTGATACGGACTCAGAGATTATGTTATATCTTATATATGATATAATGAAAGATGTGGGGAATTTGTTTGATAGTGTGAAGATTGCTGTAGAAAAAGTAATAGGTGCATATGCTATTGTCTTGATAAATACTAATGAACCAGATGTTATGGTGTGTGCTAAAAGAGGAAGCAGTCTTTGTATAGGTGTTAATGATAATGAATATTTTATTGCTAGTGATATCAATGCTTTTAGTAAGTATACTAATAATATCATTAATATAAAAGATGGATTTATTACAAAGATATCTGATCAAATAGAACATTATGATTCTAATATAAAAGATGTAACACAATGTAATATAGAAAAAGTATATAATAATACATATAATATTTCTAAGAAAACTTGGTCGAGTTTTATGTTGAAAGAAATTTTTGAGCAGCCTTCTGCTGTGACAGATTGTCTTAAAGGAAGGGTTGATGGTTACAAGATTAAATTGGGTGGATTTGATAATACGGAAAATTTGTTTAAACGTGCTAGGAGAATTACTATATTAGGATGTGGTTCTAGCTGGCATGCGGCTTTATTAGGTAAATACTATATAGAGGAAATAGCAAATGTTCCAATCAATGTTGAATATGCTAGTGAGTTTAGATATAGAGACCCTGTCATAGACAACGGAGATATTATAATAGGTATATCGCAATCTGGTGAAACAGCAGACACTCTAGCTGCTTTGAAACTAGCTAAAGAAAAAGGTGCGATAACTGTTGGAATATGTAATACTGTTAATTCTGAATTAAGCAAGGTTACTGAGTTTGGTATGTATACTCGATGTGGAATAGAAGTTGGAGTAGCTAGCACTAAGGCATTTATGAATCAATGTCTATGTCTATTAATGGTTTCACTATGGTTAGATCAAAATTTAAATCATAGTTCCAGATCTTTTCGTAAAGACATTATAGACAATATTAAGAATCTACCAGAGATTATTGCTCAGGCAGTTTGGAAAACACCTAACATTAGGGAGATTGCTGATAAATTTTCTTCTGCTAAGAATTTTTTATTTTTAGGCAGAAGATATAACTTTCCTATAGCTTTAGAGGGTGCTTTAAAACTAAAAGAAATATCTTATATTCATGCCGAGGGTTATCCGGCTGCGGAAATGAAACACGGGCCTATAGCATTGATAGATAAAAATATGCCTGTTGTGATTCTTGCTAATACGAAACAACAATACAATAAGATTCTTGCTAATAAAATGGAAATAGAGGCTAGGGATGGCCAAGTGATAGCAATTGTAAATAATATTAATAAGATGATGGTGGGGGCTTATGATATTCAGGTACCTGAGTGTCATGATATTTTAAGTCCTTTTGTCTCTATTATACCATTACAACTACTTGCTTTGTATGTTGCAGAAAATAGAGGTTGTAATGTTGATCGTCCTAGGAATTTAGCTAAAAGTGTAACGGTGGAATAAAATGAATTATGTAATATTGAATAAGGATAATTATAAGTTTTTCGTAGATGGCTATTTAGAATGTATCAAAGATTTAAATAATGAGAATGTAGAACCATCTTCAGCAGAGGATATGGAATATATGATGAAGAACCAATCATCTAATATTACTGTGTTTGTAGGAATAGAAGATGGAGAGGTAGTTTGTACGGCGACTTTGATTATGGAAAGAAAGTTGAGATATAAACAGCCTTGTTGTCATATAGAAGATGTGGCTGTTAAATCAGATAAAAGAAAAGAAGGTTATGGCAAACAAATAGTTCAATGCTGTATAGACACAGCACAGAAATATAAATGCTACAAAGTGAAGCTTAATTGCGCGCCGCATCTAGTTTCATTCTATGCGAACCTGGGCATATCTGATATGCAAATGCATATGTATCATAATATTAATTATGGCCAATAAACTGGCCAATTACATAGGGGTCGGCTTACTATGTTTGTACCACCCTGGGAAAAAAGTATACAGTACGGCAGCATTTTAGAAAACAGAAAAACCCCCCTCTCGTCCTCTATCATTCCCTATCATCAGTAAGGTATTATATAGGGGCTACACTATCTTACGAGCGTAAGTTATTGCCAGTAAACAACTTACGAACAGGTGACTACCACCCCCTACCCCTAAAGAGGGGGTAAAAATCTGTTTGCACTGAAAAGTAGCACTAAAATCAATACTGTACATGCGAATAGTGCCGCAAAATGCCTCAAAAGTGTGTAAAACCCGTAAAAACACGACGCAAAATGCTACAGGGGTGCAGCAAAATGCTTCGCCTAAACATTAGGCGTCTCAAAATGGGGCACGTTTCTCTCGGTAAAACAGCAAAAAACTTTTTTCTGCGAATGGCACAGGACTTGCACTATATATAGGTATGGAAGTTGTTAGTAGTTTAGTTTTTAGGAGTTTAGTTATGAATGTTGAAGTTGTTTATGTTTCTGATTGTTGTGGTGCTTATCTTGATGATGCCTGTGTTCAACACGGTATCTGCTGCGATTGTGCAGAACATTGTGAAGTTATTAAAGAAGAACTTGTTGTCTCCCCCATATGTGGGGGTTGACATCTAGTCAGCATCTTTGGTAAACTTGTTGAAACAAACGTATTGGAAGTATTAGAAAAGTAGATAGGAATTAAAAATGGATACAGAACAACTTATGAGACAATACCCGATTCTTTCAAAAGCATGGGATGAATGTTCTATGGTGTGGAAGGGTATAGCCGTACCATGTGAAAAGTCCACATTAGAAGGTGGTACGATAGCAAGTGAGAAGGTTGTAAAGTTTAGTCGGAAAGCTTTACGACGTATCAGACATAAAAAAGCTAACCCTAGGGTTGTAGGTAATGTTGACACGATGAAGTTTCCGATAGGGAAACCCGGTTCACAAGAACGTATCGCCGCACTTATTAAGCAGTACGATGCGTTATCTGAAAATGAAACATCACCATTTGGAGAATGATCATGGATTTTGAAACAAGATTGACAGCATTAGATGATATGTGCAGAGATATGGCAGAAGTACTAATACAGAATCGACTGATAATAGAGCAGTACCAACGATATGAGCAGAGAGTAAAGGATATAAAAGAACAGTACTCTGATATTATGAGTGACCTATCGCCAGAGTTTGTAGAGAAACAAATTGAACAGAAGATGGGCAGCATGACTGCTACGCCTATGAATCCTAAGTATGTTACATCAGAGCAGAAAGACATTATATGGAATCAGATGGTAGAGGGTAAAGATAAAATATCATTCGCGGAAATGAATCACCATCTAAGTAGTAGGTATATACAAGGGAAAGCAGCGTTATTCTTTCGACATAAAATTTCAAAGCTGGCAACAGTGGGAGGTAATAAGAAACGATATGTATTGTTGACGTAAACCCTTACCAGTAAACAACTTAGGCACAGGAGTTGCCCACCCCTAGTTACTAAGAGGGGTATGTAAAATAAAATTAATTTTTCTTCAAGATACTCGCCTGGTTAAGTCGATACTATATGTAGGCAAAGATAACCCACGGAGAATAATGATGTTGACAATCGCCACACTATTAAGTATGTTCGCTGGTTTTGAAGGATACGATAACGGCAAAGTGTACGTTGGTATCTATACCCCTCAGTGTGAGTACGGATATGTAATCACTCACGAAGAAATCTACTTGGACACAATTTTAGAAAAAAACTGAAGATTGTGCTTGACAATGTCGATAATACCTGTATACTTGGAATATAACAACAACCACTTGGAGAATTGATTATGGCACCTGCAGAAAATATTTATCGTTCAGACGTAGACGTTGTTGACGGGCTTGACATCGTTGACATGATGGAAGATGATCAGTATGAATCTGTACTGTATGATGATGTTGACGACGGACAGCCTACCATGTATGACGAAATGCAGGACTATTATGGTGGTGACGATTGGGATCACGGACAATATGATTGCCCAGAGGACTGGTGATAAGTCCTTATTGAGAATAGACTTAGGCACAAGGTGTGCGCACCCCCTACTGGAGAGGGGTATAAAGAAAAATAGAAAAATAATGCTTGACAGCTAAAGTTCTGTATGGTAGAATGTCGATATAAGAAGTAAGGAGAAACTAATGAGTAACAACAACAACTGTGTCGTACCAGAATTTAGAAGAAACGTTTGGGTCGTAATGGATATGGAAGGAAACAAACTAGGAGAGGTCGGAGCCGTAACAGAAACAGAGGCTCGACAATTAGTGTCACATCATGTCTTGGTTCCTTTCAGGCTATCACACATCGAGGAGTAAATAATGAAAACTAAAGTAAACCCACTGAAACTAAACAGTACACGATTCAACACACAAGCACACAAGGAGCAAGGTCGATATGTTAAACGCTACTATTTCAGCAACGGACTTGGGGCAAGTGTCGCTTTGCATGATGGGACTCATGGTGGTCAGCATGGTTATTTTGAAGTGGCGATTCTAAAGTATAAACACGGAACGTACCCTGAGCAAACAAGAGAGATCCTCTATGACACGCCAATCAATCACGATCTAGGCTGTGTAGATGTTATCGGATGGCTTGACTTTCATGAGGTAGCGAGTAAACTACAAGAGATAAGAAACTACAACACGGGAGATTACAACTATGATAGATAGTAGCGAATACAACGGATATAAGAATTACGAAACGTGGAACGTTTGCTTGTGGATAGCTAACGACGAGGGGCTATACGGTCTAAGCATGTCATGTGCTAACTATGACGAATTTGTTGGTACTATGCGTGAGTTGAATTGCCTTGAAACTTCTGATGGGGTTGCATGGAATGATTCCGGCTTAGATATTGACGCTATCAACGAGGCGTGCTTTTCAGAAGATGCAGAAGACGACGAAGTGGAGGAAGATGATGCAACCATGGTTTGACCTAGTTCCATTCATTCGGCAATACGGCCCTATAGCTTCTATGGGGTACGTGTTGCTGTTTGCCTATATGTTCACTAAGATGGTGTTCAATATTAAAACGTAAGTTGTTGATAGATAAGGACTTAGGCACAAGAGATGCCCGCCCCTAGTAGGATTGAGGGGTGTCTTATCTAATCCGTTAGGCTAAGGTTTATGTAGACAGTCAGCAATAAACCAAAAAAAATTAAAGATTAGTGCTTGACAAAGACGATATTAGATGTATACTTGGAAGATCGGAGGATATCATGGAATACTATTTTGACGAATTCCCAACTCATGAAATAGAGTCTTGGTTGGAAAGTGCTAAAAAGGCTTTACCTGACGCAGAGATGAGAGGGGATAATGAAGATGTTAAGGTTTGGAAAAATATAATCGTTTCAAGCGAAAAGGAAATAAAACGTAGGAGAGAAGAGAATGAATGAATTGATGCAAGATAGCCTGTATGATACTCTTGACAAGCTATCGACTCGTTTGGTACAACTGTATTATGTGACTTGTTGGGAATTAGATGATCAGGACGGAATGAGGGTTTCAGGAAATATACTTTACGCGAGGAACTACTATAATGCAGATGTCTGAACAGCTAAGAATCGTCTATTTGAGAAGGGATTCGACAGAAGTTATTGAATCAAAACGTACAGAGGCTCAACTTGACAAAGATTGGGAAACTGTTAAACTATGTTCGAGGGTTTTACTACAAAGATGGAGCGATAACAAATGAATGAAGCGATGGATCAAAATTTTCGATACTACGATTGTAACAATATTGTTGATGAGACTACTGGAGAGGAGCAAGAAAATTTGTCGATAATGGTAGCAGTACCTAAGATTGATCTTAGTACAGCAGAGAACAGGCAAGAAAACATAGTAGCGATTTCAGGTATTGTAGAGGAGCAATATCGTAGAGGTGTTGAAAGTTTCTCTTACAAGGAGTATACGGGAGAATGAATTTTATTGAACTTGATGTTGGTAGTTTGACGATAGGATATGTATGCGGCACGTTGTTGTGCTGGTATCTCAGAGATATGTTAGACGCTAAGGAGAGCGAATATGACAAAGAACGAGAAACAGAAGAGAAGGATCGCAAAAATCATGATATGGGCATTTATGGCTGGAATCATAACAGCAGCAATAGCACATCTAGCGGAGTCTAATAATCCTCCTCCTAATTTTGACATAAGTGCTTGTGAGACAACAAGTTAGGTACAGGAGATGCGCACCCCCTTATTGCGAGGGGTGTCTAAAAATTTTTTCTTTTTTTTTGCTTGACAGGCTAAAGTTCGGATGGTAAAATTGACGATATAACAAGTAAGGAGAAATACTTATGACACACGAAGAAGCAACAAAATTGGTTTTAGGCAAGACGGGTCGTAGGCAAAGAAAGATTGCAAACAACACTACTGCAAGAATTTTACAGAACGGGAGTATTGCGTTTGAGTTATATAGCACCGATGTGGTTACGATTCATAGTGATGATTCTGCTACCTTGCGAACAGGGGGTCACAAAACTGACACAACAAAGCAGCGAATCAATCGATATAGTCCAGTTAGACTGTTCCAAAAAAACTGGGAATGGTTCACTGTTCATGGTACACCTTTTCAAGAAGGTATGTTAGTCAGGGCTTGACACGTTGTTGGGTCTGTGGTATAATTGGTTTTGGGTTAGTTTACACACTAGGAGTTCTAATATGAACGATATGCTTTTAATTGGTTGTGCAGTCGCTGTTGCTTTGTGTTTCGTGATTGCTTATTTAGGTTCTTTTTTTGATAAGTCTGCTAGTCTCTGCGAGGCTAAGATCGGAGAAGTCTATAGTTTTGACTATCTACAGCCTCTTAATGGAGAACGCAGACGCTGGAAGGCAAGGATTGTAGAGCCTGTTGTCCATTTTGACAAATCTACACTGAGTCGTATGAACGCTAGTTCAAACTATCGTAAAAACGATCCAGAATTCAAGCGTACCAATCACTTGGTAACTTGTGAAACTGAAGATGGTGAATACCGACAGTTCTACTGTGAAAGAGCAGTAAATTGTAAGAAGCCATTGATCTCAGCATTGTTTGCCTGATCTCTTCGTTGTGTGTGTGTGTCGAGAACCCGGCCTAAGTTGTTGCCTAGCAATGACTTAGGTTCGGGGGACGCCCGCTCCAAAATTTGTATGCATTGACACGCAGCAATCTATTTGATAGAATAGCATTTGTATCACCTAATCGTATCTGATTGGATGAGTATGGATACAGTCAGCGAAAACTAATATTGTAGGTGTATTAGATGTTCCTATACTAAAACCAGGAGAAGCTCTTATGGATAATATGTTTATGGCAGGGTGGTTTATTCTAAATATAGTGATGTTGATTATAAGTTGTTATCTGTAAAGAACTTATATGTAGAGATGAGCACCCCCTATGCCAAAAGTTTTTTTATTTTTTCTGGAGTTTTGTCTTGACATTAGACGATAATATGATATACTTTGAAGACACCCACGGAGAACACAACCATGAAAACAGCGAACGGCAACGACAAACTAGGTAAAGAAAACTGTATTGTAGTATCTCGACCAGTGGGGGATACCTGTCCACCTACTTGTGATTTTCTAGGCAATGGCTGTTATGCCGAACAACTAGAAAAAATTTATCCCGGTGTTCGCCCTGCCGGTATGCAAAATCTCATCACGGAGAAAAACAAAATCCGTGCTATGCTAATCAATGCAGAGAAGAAAAGTAAAGACCTGCGATGGCATGAAAGAGGCGATTTCTTCAAAGATGGTAGTATGCTTGATATAGAGTATGTAGACAATATATTGTGGGCGTGTCGTAGTATATTGGCTGAAGGTGGCAAACTTCCTAAAATGTGGGCCTACACTCATATCTACGATCCTAAGCTGTCCAGAATACTCGGAAAGTATATCACAATGTACGCAAGTGTACATAACCAAGATGATGTAGTCAAGGCAAAAGCTGCGGGATTCAAACTATTTGCATGGTGTGACAGCGACCAGAAGATAGCCTCTAAACGCCCAAGAAGTAAAAAGAAGGCTGACCAATGGCGTAGCGAACTACCTAAGTTGGTTGTGTTAGGTGGTGATAAATATGTTACTTGTCCAGAGATTCGTCGTGGTCGTGGCGTTGTCACTTGCACAAAATCTAAGGACAGCGTAAACTGTCAACTGTGTGTCCAAGGTTTTGCAAACGTCCTTTTCCCATCTCATTAGAGGTGTATCTATGTTTGAAAATGTTCCAGACGATCACATAAAAAATTTTTGGATATGTCAAGAATGTAGTACAGAAGTTGAGATAATGCCAGATTGGTACGAACAGAATGGAACTCCTGTCTGTGGCGGATGCGATAGGGATATGGAATATTCACACTCGGAGGTATGGATAGATGGCTAAATATTATATTTCAACGGGAACACTTCAATTAATTTACTCAACGAGTCAAGGAGCTTATGACGCTTGCAGAACTGTGATCCATGAAATTAATGAATATGATGAGCTAGATGAGTTTATGTATTGCGACGAGAGAGGTATGAAAAACTATCTTACAGCGACACCGAAAACTATGGTATTTATTACGAAAGACATATTAGACAAAGAAGACTATCCGACGTAAGTTGTTGTTATGTAAAGACTTACAAGCAAAGCGGGGCGCACACCCTATGCCATAAAATTTTTGTGTTTTTCTAAAGTTTTCTATTGACAATGACGATATATATAGTATACTTACAATACATGGCACGGAACAGTTGCCCAAGTATTCAAGCCCAAGATTGTGATACGGTAAGGCTTTACTGTGAAGCATTCGGAGATACTTGTGGGGTGCAAGTCCCTAGTGCGATGACCGAACATTAAGACGGATACGCAATCCAGTCTGGAGGGACTGAAAGGCGTAAAGGTGTGACACAGAATAACGTTATACGATAGTGTCACAGGAAACTGCAAACCCCGATACGGGCCAAGCACCTAAGTCCTATTATGTCTCACCCTATCCTATAAGATTGGTAAAGATGGTCGTAGTCAGCGAAATGCTAAAGTTCTTGACAATAGTATGCCGATAATGTATACTAGGGAGAAGGAGATAATTATGAAATACAGAGTAAGATTCCACCTACAACGCGGTCAGCACTATATGCACTGGCAGATTAGAGCATGGGACGGTACAGTCAAGTATCTTAATCCACAGAAATATCAGATCGAGATGAGACGTTGCACCCTAGTCAATAAGAAAAACGCTGCTGTCAAGGTACATAATGCAGGCAAGAAGGATGTTTGTGGTTGGGTAGAATGTGAGAATTTTGATATACTAGAAAAAGATAGTTTACCTATTGACAACCTAGAAAAATTGTTGTATAATCCAATAGTCGAGCCTAGTTGGAGGCGAGAAGACGATGATGGTGATTTTGATTGGGACAACTATCACTTTGATATGTTGGTGACAGATGGTAATAAGGTACATATTGCAGAGGAGAGATGTTATGCCTAACTGGTGCGATAATAAATTGAAAGTCACGCATGAAGATTTTGCATTTATCGACAAGTTCGTGGGTGCTTACATGAATAACAAGCTGTGTAGTTATTTTTTACCACCTACAGAAGAAGACACTGCTGATTGGAGAGTTGCTAACTGGGGTCAAAAATGGGATATAGGTCCAGGCAAAGATGAAGAGTATGGTCTATACCCAACTATCGTTGATAATGAAGTGAGTGTCACGTTCACTAGTGCTTGGGCTCCTCCTCTGGGGGTATACGAGAGGTTGGTAGTCTTAGGATTTGACGTACAGGCGTCCTATTTTGAGCCAGGAATGAGTTTTGCTGGAATTTGGGACAATGGGACAGATGAATCTTATGAGGGTAACTGGAGAGAATTTCCTCAGAAATTGATTGACTTATTCGGGATGGAAGAGTATAATAAAGAAATAGAACAGGAAGCATAATACAAAACATATAGCGGAGGTAGCCCCTCTGCTATAAGACGGTGGCTGAAAATGTGGTAGCCAGTATGAGATCACAACAGCACATGAGGCTCAGGAGGACGGGCAAGTGCCATACAGTCTTGAGATAGTGGTTCAAAGTAGGGAAATCTGACATATCATACCCTGAAACTTTGGAGGTAATAAAATAAATCCTCCCCGTCTAAAATATTCCAAAGCTCGTCGCAGAATATCCTCTTATTCATAATAAGTCTGCGGCGGGTTTTGTTTTTAACACAGTTGCGCGCGCCCCGAACGCTAAGTGCTTATGTATCAACGACTTACCTTAACAGATGATTGGGTTTCCGATATAAAAATTTTTCTCTTTTGCTAAAGACATTATGCTTGACATGACGATACTATATGATAGAATGATATTATAAGTGACAAGCACAGTGCAAGTTACTAAGTTTGGTTTTCTTTTTGGAGTACGCTACTATGAAGGCTTTTTCTTTTAATGTTACGATTGCTGCAACGGCTCTTGATACCGAAGTTATCGAGGATACTATCCGTCAGGCTCTAGCTGATGGTCTGCCTGCTGACACTCTTGCTTTGTGCAAGTCTGATGGTGTCAAAGAGTATTCCGAGCAGGGCTGGAAGGTTGCTCGCAACCGCAAGTTCGGCATCGGTGTCAAGGAAGCAGGGGATGCTCACAAGGCTACCTCTGCAAAGGTCGAAGCAGAAGTTGCTACAGCCTAATTAAGATAGTCAGAGTCGCAGCGTCAATGGGGATAACCAAGACTGCGGCTCTGGCTTCTAATTTGGCTCCGTAGTTCAACGGATAGAACAGTGGTCTTCTAAACCTCAAATGTGAGTTCGATTCTCGCCGGAGCTACTATGGATAAAGATAAGAAAATTGGGACGATTCTAAGTTATCTTAATCACAAGATGAGTGTGATGAATCAAACCGAGACAGATAAGGTAAAGAAAATCGTTGAGGATGACGATATTACTCTTAAGGAGGTGGTAGAATGGTATATAGACTATGTTTGGCGTTCATCTTAATTTGCTGTTCTGGATGTGTGACAACTACCAAAACTACTATGTTCTGCAATAAAACAATAGCCCTTGACAATCGACCAGTAGATGGTACAATGGACGTTGGGATTCGATGGGAGTTCTTTAGAGATTGGAGCAGAAAGTGAACGAGATATGTGAACAAATGCAGGAAGATATCAGATGTATTCTTAATGGTCGTAGTGATCCGGCTACTATCGATATGATTTGTGACTTGCTTGTAGAGAAGCTTAGCGATGAGTAAGTATGGAAGTGTAAAAGTAAAAACTAAAAAACTTTGGGAGATATCTCGTGGACACAACAGCTATCGTTCTGGTTCTGGTAATCATGATAACCGGCCTCGTAGAGTTCGTACCAGAATGGATGTTCGGAGAAGAGCAATAGAAGAGGGGATGTAGATCAATTGGTTAGATCGCCAGCCTGTCACGCTGGAGGTTGCGGGTTCGAGTCCCGTCATTCTCGCTAAAGTTTTAATTTGACTATGAACGACGTAAGTGCTATAATTGGGAAAAGGAGAAAAACTATGGGATTAGATCAGTACGCATACGTAGTAGACCCTAAGAACCCTGAGGCTGATTCAAGAGAAATTGCCTGCTGGAGAAAGCATCCCAATCTGCAGGGATGGATGGAAAGTCTCTATTTTAAAAAAGGGGGTAAAGAGGAGCAGTTTAACTGTGTTGCTGTAAAGATTAATGCAGAAGATCTTGATGCTCTTGACTTAACTATTAACAACAAAGAGCTACCGGAAACACAAGGATTCTTTTTTGGCTCTGATAGTGATGACTATTACAAAGACCAGGATATACAATTTATTGAGGATGCCCGTGTAGCTCTTGACAAAGGGATGATTGTCGAGTATAGTAGTTGGTGGTAAGACCATGGGGCGTTCGTTCAATGGTCAAGGACCGTAGTCTTATTAACTACAGAAGTGGGTTCGATTCCCTCACGCCCTACTTACGCCCTCATAACTCAATTGGTTAGAGTATCGGTCTTTTAAACCGCAAGTTCTAGGTTCGAGTCCTAGTGGGGGCACTGGCAAATGTGTATAATACTAACAGGAGAGAAAGGTGATGAGTAATAACTTTATTGGCGATATCTTAATAAGGATGACTATTGTGATAATATTGATAATTCTGATTGTTGTAATGACTGCATGATGGGTAACATAACTTTAAACTAGGAAGTTGGATCAGGTGTTATAAGAAATAGAGTGCCAATCTTTTCTCTTGCTGATGCGGTGTGGTGGGACACACAATATATTATCTTTTCTCTAGTCTGTTCGAATCGGGCCATTAGCTTTTAAAAATTATGAATGTTTTAATGCAACAACTTGATGAATATAGAAGAAATGAAGATGGCAGTGTTATTCAAGGAGCTTCACACACTAGCCGTATCTTGAATCATAAGTATCGTAATAAAATCATTATGACTACTTATCAACATCTTAAAAAGCATAACGGATCATACGATGCTATCGCCTGTTGTGGGACTAGTGGATTGATGGTGGTTCCTCAGATAGCTGAGTTATTAAAAAAGAACATTATTGTTGTAAGGAAGGATTTAAAGGGATATAGCAAGTTCTATGTAGAAGGTCCTAATACAAAAAAATATATTATTATTGACGACTTAATATGTTCTGGAGATACTGTTAAGCATATCATACGGAGTATTAAAAAAGAAACTTCAATCTCTAAATGTATTGGTGTTTACTCTTATATGAAAGATGAATGTGCTTATAGGAAAATGCCTGAGCTGTGTGAAAAAGATTTGGGTATACCTTATCTTTAAAATAGGTGGCGCGGCCCGGCTGGATGTAAGTCCTTTGCTGGTAACGACTTACGAACAATCTTTTCTTTCTCTAAAGATAACGCTTGACAATGTCGATAATTATAGTATACTTAGGACATAGCAACTAACCACGAAACGAAAAGGAAATAAAATGGCTGCTAATGTTGAATCTATGTTTTACACCGGAGCAGAACCTTGGCATGGTCTTGGTGAGAAGTTGGAAGATGCTCCAACAATCAGCGAGGCTATCGAAAAGTCCGGTTTGGATTGGGAAGTTGGTGTCAAGGATCTTGTCACTAAGGATGGTATGCAGGATGTTCCTGCTAAGGCCACCTATCGTAAAACGGACGGGACTATTCTAGGGGTTGTCGGACCTCGATATGTACCTCTCCAGAATAAGGATGCTTTCGAGTGGTTTCAGCCATTCGTAGACGCTGGTGAGTGTAGTCTCCACACGGGTGGTTCGCTAAGTGGCGGTCAGAAAGTCTGGGCTCTGGCTCAACTAAACCGTGATCCTAGCGAGATTGTCAAGGGTGACGAAGTGCAGAAGTTTATTCTTCTCTCCAATAGTCACGATGGCACAACAGCTATTCGTGTGGGGTATACTCCAATTCGGGTTGTATGTGTCAACACTTTGGCTTTTGCTCACGGGCATAAACAGAGTAGTCTGCTAAGAATCCGACATACTCGTTCGGCTCAGGGCAAACTTGATAATGTCCGGGATATCATGGACAATATCAATGCTCAGTTTGAAGCTACTGCGGAACAATTCCGCTTTCTGGCTAGTCGAGACTTCAATCAGGCTGACGTTCGCAGGTATGTCAAAACCCTGTTGAATGTCGATAAGACTCCTGAAGATGACTTGAAAACTCGTACTAAGAATGTCCTTCAAGATATTCTGGGTACGATTCATGGTCCTAAACAGGATATGCCCGGTGTTCGTGGTACTTGGTGGGCAGCTTACAACGGCTTCAATGAGTACCTGAATTACACCAAAGGTCGTAATGAGAACAATCGCATGGAAAGCCTGTGGTTCGGTCAGAACGGCAATGCTAATAACAGAGCGTTGAATCTAGCATCTGAGTATGCCAACGCTTTATAATCGCTCTCCTTTCGTGGTGCGTGGCGTGTGGAGGGTCGGCCTTTCGTTCCGAGGTCGGCCCTCTCTTTTTTACTCGTAAGTCGTTACTGAATAAGGACTTACATAACATGGCGCGCTCCCCATCCCCCAAATTAAGGGGTATAAATATAAGAGATTACTATTAGTTGTAAGTCTATATCTGACAAGGACTTACGTTCTTTTCCTAATGGACAAAGGTGTGATGATCCGATATAATAGTATAGGTGTGTAGTCTAGTAGTCGGCATCTCGATATATAAAAATAATTGTATTATAATGATTGTCTTAGCATAACTAACCTGCTAGGTGGTCTTGGTGATAGTCAGCGAGATTTGCGGGTCTTTGAATTATGCAGTAAGGAATGAAATAGTATCTGTGAAAAATAATAATAGGTTTGTAATACCTAATCTAATAAGATTGGTCAAGTTGGTCGTAGTCAGCGAGATTTGGTACCATGCATAATTATACTAATGTTAAGATTCTATGCTTATATTCGTCCCCATTAGTCACATTAGCATCTGTAGCTCTGTTAGATTCTACTAGAGTGTTACATTCATTATTTATATAGGGGAGATTAGTATCGTCAATTATAAGATGGGTTCCTGAATGAGATAATTTTATACTATTATTAACGTCTGCTTTAACTAAAGGTAGTGAATGTCCACCATCAATATGTATTATATCATAAGTCTTATTCTGTTTATGCAGATCAGGAAGGATAGTAGTGGATGATCCATAGATAATATTGATATTACTATAATCTTCCTTAATAGTCTGAAAACAACCAGAGGTATATTTATGAGAATTTATATCTACACAAGTTAAATTAATATGGGGATTTGACATTAACATTAATAATGACGAATATCCTGCATTAAATCCTATCTCTAATATCTCTGTCCCTTTAGGAGCATTAGATACTAGTTCTGATATGTTCTTTTGTTTATAATATAATGATTTACATGGAATATATTTTCCACCCTCACTATAAATATTTCCCTCAATTTTATCATTAGATTTCTCAACTACTGGTTTAATTTTATTAAGTAAATACTTTTCCCAGTTTTGCAGAAGGATATCTAAATTCATAATTATTTGTTATCTGGTGATGAGTACAGTAACTATCTCATTATACTTCATAAATAAAACAGGTCAAGTAGGAATATTATAAGGATATATAGTTTATTACCTAGTAGTTATATATTACTCCCGCCCTCTGCATAATTAATAATCATATTTCAAGATTTGGCAATATCAAAAAATTTTAAAGAAACTGTCTTACCATAACTATTTGGGTTGAGTCTAATTATAAGTAGTCAGCGAAAAAAGCAGGCACTTGCGATCATGATTCTAGTCACTAATATAAATTAGTAGCATGAAGTGATGAGCATGTGAATTGATAGGAGAAATATAGTTTGTATTATCTAAACTATCAAGTTTGCGTCCTATGTAGTCAGTCAGTCAAATATGATAATATTAACAATATCTCTAAAGCAAGATATAGATTGTAATAATTTATGCAGGAGATTACAAAAGGCTATTGGTAAAAATTTAAAGCCGGGGGATATAGATAATAAAATTATAACTATTCATATAAATGATATAGTCACTAGTCAGGAAACTACCAAGACCCTTAATGTGGAAAATAAAAAAGAATAACTATACTAGTAAATTCAAGGCACAATCTGTATCTAAGGATTCTAAGCAACAAAATACAGAATCTTAATTTTTAATCATTTTTCCCATATATTCTCTTACTTTCTGCATAATAACCCCATTATATGCACTTGTATTTTTAAAATCACTATTATTTGCCGGTTTTATAGCTTTTATGACCATATATTCACTTTATATTAACTATTTTTACTTATTGTGTATGCCGGTGATGAAAATTGAGAATACACAATGATTTCTGAGAATTTCTAAAGACTCCCTCTCCCTATTTCCGATACTATTGACAGGGCTAAGTTTCTATGGTATACTTGCTATTAGTTGTAGTATGAATAAAGTTAGTTTTATAGGGAAATAATGTATACAAGCGTACTCTTTACCGAGAGCGAAATCAAGCTATTACGCAAGGTCTTACATGGACATCTGAGTAATCATTTAATGCAAACGAACCATGAAGACATAAAGAATCTACATATAATCGACAGAACACTATTGGGCGCAAATCCCACAAAAGGTATTAATCAAGAAGCAATCAGGGGCTAATTACCCATGAATCAAACATAAATCAACAACAAATCAAATACAAACATCTTGACAAAACGAGAAAACACTATATATCTAATTAGATCGGAGTTAATTATGACGATAGATGAGATAACTTGCATGGATGATTATAGTAATGCTATTGCTGATTATTTATGTGCAGAGTACGGAGATATTAGTAAGGAACTGCCGATTTCTACGCAGCAAAGGAACACTATAGGTTCTATATTAAATTACTGTTATAACAATGATGACAGTGTTAATAATGCTGCTAACTATTTAATGGAATTTGTTAGAAAGATACAAAATGAGTCATCACAAAAGCATGAATGATTATGCTAATGCTATTCAGAATTATATTAGTAATGAATATAGTGATTATAATTTATTAAGCATGAACGATTCTCAATCTAAGACTGTCGCGGGATTAATGAGTTATTGTTATTCAAACAATGATAGCGTAAATAATGCTGCTGGTTGTATAGTAGATATAGTAAAAGCAACATCAGGAGTTAAAAATGACGCTTAAACCAGATTTTAATTATGACTTTGATATATTCAAGATAAGATTAAGTGAAGAAATTGGTTATAATGTTGTGGATATTACTGACGTTATTAGTTGGCAAAATTTAAGGCTTAAAATGACTAGACTAGAATTAGAAGGTCTAGCTAACACGATTAATCAATATCTTTTAGATTAAGCTAAAGATTGCTCTTGACGGTATCCGATATATATGGTATAAATGATGGAAATATTAATGAGATATTGGAGGATATGGTGCAAAGCACTGGGAGAGAAATCTGGAGCAACTGACAGGCAAAGTGATGGTATCGCCTTTATAAGAACCATACTTGTAACACAAGCTGTTATTACTAATTTTTTTATAGTAGCTAATATATTAAGAGAATGGTATCTATGAGTATCAGGTATAAATACCAGACCGTTTTATGTCTAACAATAATGTTATTGTCTTTGTTCTATCTAAACAATCAAGACACAAAGATTAAACAAGAAAATTTAGTAAAGCAGTCAAAACCAAAAAATTTTGTAAACGAATGGAAACCAATAGACTTTTATTTAATTTATCAAATGTGGACAGACAAAGACTTAATTGAACTAAGAAAACAAATAGAGAGAGATGACGCTAAAGTTAATCGTTGACATTCTCGATAATTATGGTATAAATTATGGAAATACTATCTACTTTATTTATGATAGCACTTGTCTGGGCATTTGTGCAAGGATTTAGAGAAGGTTATAGGGGAGATTATGATGATAGTCTACCTGATTATTTGTACTACAGAGATAGTAAGAGTGGTATAGGGTTTGGTATTAAAACTAAGAAGAGAAAGAAATAATGGAGATATTTGGAAGAGTATTGCACATTATAGCTATCTTGGCTACTGCGTGGTTTTTTATAGCGTCCTACAGAGAATGGAAAGTAGATAAAAGGAGAAAGAAAGTATGATTGATAAGTATATTAATTTTGTAGAAGAATGGTGTGAGATATTAGAAAGTAAAGCATTTGCTCGTCAGCATGGTCAATGGTCTAAAGAACAACCGACTATATTCTTTCATTTTAAGATTAATAAAAAGTATACTAAGATTATTAAGACAGATCATGGTAATGATAGTGTTCATGCCTTTGTAGATAATAGTAATCTGGATATATTCAAAGCAGCTACATGGAATGCTCCAGCTAAAGGAGCCAGATACAATCTGGAAAGAGATTTTAATGACATATTAGAAGTGTGTCAACCTAATGGTGGTTATTTATACAAAGGGAGAAAGGTCACAGTATGAAATACTTCAATCAATTATTTGATATGACAGATCAAGATTATCTTATGTTATACGATGCTCTGTTGGAAAAACGTGCTAAGATAAAGAAAGATGAAGAAATTGGTTTTGCTTATGTAGGTAAAGATTATCAAATGGAGGATATTGATAGATTAGCTAAGGAAATGTGGGAAGTCTTTAATTTAGAGGAAAGATTTAGTAAGGGGAAAATGCCAGTATGAAAGTTGAATTAGATAAACACGATTTGATTATGATTGTGGACTCATTAGAGTACATGGCAGAACTTATGAAGAGTATGGAAGAAAGAACAGGGTATCAACCTTATACTCTTAATGAGATAAATAGTATGGTTAATTTTCTGGATGGTTTTTACAATATTGGACAACTAAAATAAGGAAAAACTAATGCATTATCGTAAAATCGCTACAGGGATGATAGAGGCTACATACGAGCATTATAAAGAGTTACTAGCCAATAAAGACAATAAAAGCTATGAATTACCTCTCGATGAATTTTTAGAAGCATATGATATTGCTGTATGGAATGATATGGACAATAATACAAGATGTTCAGCTATTGAATATGTTTATAATAAGAGAAATGAGATAGAGTTAGACTCTAATTGCTCAGAAGCATGGGTTCAAGCTACTGTCTACTTTTTAATTAACGAATTTGCTTGTGATATGGGTGCTACAGATATTAGCCTATTCTTTGGTGATATGGATTTTGAAATGGAAGAGATTAATGACGATGAGATAAAAAAGATATTCGGTATCTGTTCTAATTTTAATGATAAATTTTAACTAGGTGTTAAGCAATGATATCTTTCGGGAATTATGGTAATGATAAAATTTTTTATATTGTCTGTGAACATTGCCTTAAAGAATATGCTATACATTTAAATGAAGACGATTATGACAGATGGAATAATGGAGATTGTTATATACAAGATTGTCTAGACTATTTAACAGCATCACAAAGAGAATTATTAATAAGTCATACCTGTGATGACTGTTGGAAAAAACTTTATCCAGAAGATTAGGAGATAACTATGTCAAGTGAAATTCAATTTATAGCTTTTGAAACATGGTGGACAGAAATAGCCCAACCTAGAATGAATCATTTTATTGATAAATATATTGAAGAATTTCCAGAATATACCGAAGAAGACACCGAGGACTATACTGATAGTGGTTGTGTTCACAGATTGGTACATGAGGGAGAGGTTGATAATGTTCTGTGGGATATTTGTCAAGAGGTTTTTCAATTAGGTTATGAAAGCGAAAAGTGGGAAATGAGTATGTCTGATAGCCTATTTTGCAATTTAGACGATATTATTGTATTAAGCTATAATGCTGGACAAAAAACAGGAGCCAATGTATGAACTTAGAAATTACTAAATCTGAAGCATGGAGGATTTTAGATGCTGTAGAAGCCTATAAAAACGACTATGAATTATCTGTTTCGGTACAAAAAAACCTAAAAGATATAATTAAAAAAATGAATAAAGTAGTTAATCAAAGTTGATGCTGGTGGTGTATTCTTTTGTTATCTACAAAAGGAAACTAAATGAACTCCAATATAAAATTTGAAATTAAATCGAAAGAAGATTTAAACTCTATTTATATCTATAGGAATTATGGTTTTACAGAAGATGGTGAGCCTAAATGGTCTTATATTGACAGTTGCCACGCTATGAGTAAAATGGAGTTACTAGTTCTGAAAAATTTCTTACAGGAATATCTACAAAATAATGATTGGTATTAATATCCAGTCTCCTTTCGCTGAGTTATTAATTAATTCAGACAAATGTGTTGAGACTAGAACCTATCCTTTGCCTCCAAAATATGAAGGTGAAGAATTAGCATTAATCGAAACTCCCGGCAAATTAGGTAAATTTAAAGCTAGAATTATTGGAACAATAACTTTTAGTCATAGTTTTAAATATAATAGCATTCAAGAATGGGAAGCAGACTATAATAGACATAAGGTAAATACAGATAGCGATTTTGGGTGGGAAGACAGTAAAAGTAAATATGGTTGGGTAGTATCTCAAATTTATAAATTCGACGAACCATTTCCTGCTCCTGAAAATAAAGGAATAGTATTTACAAATAATTGTAAAACTGTAATACCTACGGGAGTGTGATGTAATGTATATTGTAGTAACCAATGATATGACTGAATTTGCTATTGAGTTAAGCAAGTTTAATATTGGGCAAAGAGATGACAGAATATTTGGGCCTTTTGAGGATAAATATAGTGCAGAAGAATGGGTAGATAATCATTGTGGTAGTAAGTACTGGACAATTATCCAGTTAAATAATAAAGGCATCTACGAAAACACAAAACTATGGATGTAAAATAAAGAATGTATAT